ACAGAGATTGAACCATCAATAACTGGAGTTTCTCCTAATTGAAAAGACATATTAGGCGAACCATCAGACACACCGATTAATTCACCGTAGTTGTTAACTTCACTAGCAACCAGTGTTACAGATCTTCCTTGGGTTGCACTTACCGTGTACTCTCCTGGAGTTTCATTATCAAGAGCAGGCACCACTGCTTCTGCATCTGTAGTAAAGTAAATTGTTTCTACAGTGTCATCTATTACTACATCTCCACTTAATACAGTTCCAGCAGGTATTGTCACATCTTGATCTGAAGAGTTAGCAAAAGTAATATCAACAGTTGCTGCCCTATAACCAGCAGGGGTGTAACCGTAGGTTAAAGCAATGTTTAAAATACTTTCTCTTTGTGTTGCAGTTCTGATAAAAGATTCGTTTGCAGTTCTATCAATGTAATACGAAATTAAATCCCCCATGTATGCAAATGATTCTACAAGTGCCACACCAAAGTCTGAAGGGTCAGATGCAGTCCATTCAGGTATTCTGTCTTGAATACGAGCAATTAATTCATCTCTAAGAGAGTAGTAATCTCTATTCGTGTAATCGATGGAAATAGGAATATTGGATGGTGGTGTTACTGTCATAACAACTCCTCATAGATTGGCTTAGCACCTGGAACAAGAACCAATCCAACAAGAGTGCTAACAACCTCATTGTTTGGTAAACCATAAACAACCTCTACACTTAGAGTATTGGTGTAACTGTCGCTGTTAACTAAAACAGTCTGTAAACTTAACAAACTTAACTGTTCTGAAAAAGCACGTCTAACTTCATTTGTTATTTCTCCAACAGCATTGTCTTCAGAATTAAAGATTGAATATGGAATAAGGGTTCCAAAATTAGGACGCATAACTCTTTCTCTTAAAGTGGTTCCCAATACAGACCTTACTCTGTCAGACCAAATTTTTGACTGGCTTTGTGTTGTTGAAACTTTTCCGTAAGAATCAATGGAAAAGGGTAAAGAAATTGTTTTTTGAGCCATTTAATTTCCCTTCCATCTTCTTGGGCTTACTTTATATCCAGCAGAACCCTGTGATACTAACGGTGATTTAGCACTTAGTTTAGTGGAAGTAGCCTTTCCTTTGGGGTTACTAACTATGTCATTTACAATATTTCTATAGGGAATATTACCAGCAGTTGATGGCCTAAAGGTAGATGGTTTGTTTCCTCCCACACCATCAGTTAAAAAAGTAAATTCCATTTGGTATCTGCCGTCAGCATGTAAGTAATGTTCAACTTTTTGAACAATCCAAAATCCATCACTGTTATCCCCAGTTCCCCTGACCTCTACCGTTCTCCAAGGAGCAACTCTTGGATCACCTTGACCAGTTCCTGGTGCCGAAATAGTAAACCGTCCTAGTTGAGACGCTGCTTCTGATAATGCTTTAGCCATTGCTGAACTATTGATAACTGTTGTTGTTTTCTTTTGTGCAAATAAAGGGTCTTTTGTGTTTTTTCTTAAAGATTTTCCAACGTTATTAGGCGATGTTTTAGAAGAATAAACTTTTCCAGTTACTGGATCAACACCACTTACGCTATTTTCAGTTCTTAAAGTTTGAGACATTTCGTTGTAGTCTTCAATTTTGGGATGAAATGCATCTAGAGTTGGAGAGTTGTAGTAATTAGAAGGAGACGTTAATTGATCTTTTATAGCCATAACAGGGATGACTGTCATAAATTGATTTATCATTTTATCTATTGGATGAAAATGTAATTCTGTTCCAGAAACCTGTATTCCATAACCAATTAAATTTGCAAGTTCCCTTAATTTTTCCCAGTACGATTGACCAGATAAAGATTGTTGAGTAAATCTAGTTGGGTGTGGGGTTACCATTGGTTTTAAATTTGCTTTTTTAGCAATCTCAATGGCGATTTCTGATGCTGTTTTATTAATCCAAACTTTTGAATTTCGTTCTTTTAGTGGGTATGACGACCCAACACATTTGACTATTACTTCACGGTACTGACGTTGCTGTACTGGTGTTGAAACACGGGTTACATATCCCCAAATTTTTCCAGAAGACTTATCGTTTTTCCAAGTAACTTCAATTGGCACACCTGTTTTTAAAGCAGTAAATAATGACGCTGGAATATTTCTATAATGTATTTCTACTCTATCGTGCATGTTCATATCTTGATAAATAGTTATGCTTCTAGGCAAAGTAGTAATAGATGGAAAATCAGGATAAGAAACTGTAAAAGAGTTACTTAACCGATTTTGACGTTCTGGATCAAACATTTGGAATCCTAAGTTGAGTTCCTGGTTGAATTCCAAATGGATCTATTATTTCTGGATTTATATCTAAAATTTTCCACCACAAAGATGGAGCACCTAAAAATTTAGTTGCTAATAAATCTAATCGATCAGTTTCAACCCATTCATAAATGAAGTAGGCTTGAAATGTGGTTGGCCATTGTCTAAAAACAGTAAGCGGATACTCTTTCTTTTTTGCATGCCATGCCTTAAACAACTTTCCATCAACATATCTACTATCTAAATAAATCATTATCTATCTCCTGGTGCTGGAATGTCATAGAATCTGTGACAACTAATTTGTACATTTGACAATAATGGAACCATACGTTCATTAAACATTGTGTGATTTATTGTCAAAGATCCTAGTCTTACTAAATACCTAAGACCATCACCTAAGTGAAGTTCTACTCGAGCACCTGTAAGGTATCCTCTATCGGCAGTTTTATCATTTAATCCAGATTGATAAATTGCATTTGGTCCATTAATAGTTCTAAATAAGTATTCAATATCATACATGGTTCCTTTTTTGTAAATCATTTGTAGATCTTCAACCTTATTAAAATCTCCTGGATAAGGACTTTTAATATCTGGTTTAAAACCATTTGAGTTTAAATATTGCATGTCTTCTACTCTATTTAAAAGCAATGTAAAATCAATAGTGCTTTGATCTACTCCAGCCCCTATTGGACCAATACCACCGTCGGCCCCACTTTGCACTACTTCTGGGTTAAACCCTTCTGCAATACCCCAACCCATACTTACTTCAGTTGGGTTATACAAAAATTTAAATCCATACATAGTCGAGTCTTTGTCAGCAGTTTCTGCTTTATTATAAAATTGTGTATTGTCTTGAAGTCTTCTATACATTTGAAATGTACCTTTTGCTGCAGGTGCTGCGCTTACAACTGCTCCAGTTACTGGATCATAAACAGTGGGTGTGTACATATTTTGTGCATCTGTATAATTTCCTGAATCTGAAATAGAACTATCTGTAGATTTACTTTGTGGACCTCTTCCACGGAAATACGCAGTACGAACCATAGGTGCGTTGTAAGTGTATAAAGGAACTAAAGGTGGTGGCGGTTCAGGTGTAGGGTTTGTTCCAGCAGGTTTAACGTTTTTTCCTGGATTACTTCCTTTAGTAGATCCTGGTTTATTTTGATTTTTATTATCAAATTCTTTTTTAGCAGCAGCAGTAGAAGCAGTTATTAACTTATTTTGAAGTGTTTTTCTTTGATTATCGTAATCTGTAATTTTTGTAGTCAATGTATCAATGTATTGCCGTGATCTATTGACGTTTAAAATTGCACTGTTTAATGCGTCTGTTTCTGCAGGAGAATATGGTGGTTCACCAAATTCAATGTATAAATTTTTTAAAGTCTTTTCGTATCCTGCCAAATCTACATATGCTTGTTTCCTTACAGAAGTGTAGTAATCTAAATTACTTACAACATTACTTAACTCTTTTTGTTGTTTTGCTTTATTTGCTTCTAATTCTTTCTTCTCTTTTATTTTTTGTTGTTCACTTTGAACATTTGCAATAATGTCAGAAGTAGAAAGGGTGTCACCTGGTCTAATTGGACCAGTAGGATTTCCGTGTTCTCCAGCCATTACTTACTCCCCACTACTTGAAGATCTTTATCATTTAATAAAATTTCTTTAACTTTTTTAGCCAACGCATTTGCTTCAGTTGTAGATGCATTTGCTAGGCTTACAGTAATATTTACTGTTTTGTTTCCAACACTTGTTGAAACATTTCCAGGCATATTTTCTAAATATTTACCGCTTGTATAAGTAGTCCAAGGATTAAAGTTTGTTCCACCTTTAGATATATCATATGCAATTTTTGCATTTATAGTTGGATCTAATAAACTTTCTTGACCTTTATAACCAATTGATGCATACTTCTTTAAATACTCCGCATTACGTTTTTTACCCATATTTAAATTTCGTGGATCATTGTTTTCCATATTAATTTGGAATAAACCATAAGATTTATCTAATCCAGATCCATTATATGCAGTTGATCTTCCACCAGATTCTGCTTTTGCAATTCCATAAGCAGTGTTCAATGCATCGCCGCTAAAACCAGCATCTTTTAATGTTTGTAATAAACCTTGATCCATACCAGAAGTTTGTGTTGCACCTACTGGGGTTGGTTCGGCTGCACTTGCAGGTGTTCCAAACATACTCTTTATTGCTTTAGCACCAAGCCAACCAAGAGCACTTAAACCACCAGCCACAGCGGCTCCAGGAACTCCTCCACC